GGCCGCCGTTTTTCGCAGCCGCTTGACCTTCCTTAAACTCCCGCGTTGTTTGCTTTTTGGTCATTTCGGTCAATCTCCTCTCGCCAAGCTTTGAGAAGCGCTAACTGGTCGGATTGCATCTTCTTGACCGCTTCGTTGTGAGTGCTGACTACTTGCAGATAATCTGCTTTCATCCTCTTCAGCTCAGCTTCATATATGTTGACAAGTTGTAGGGCAGCTGCTTGCATCTTCTTGACTTCCGCGTCGGCCACTTGAATCTGGCCGACCATTGTCAGGCTGTCCTTCTTAACTTTCTTTAAAACGTTTTCTAGATATAGGATACGCTCCGCCAAAATGATAGATTTTTTCGCTTGGTTATCTGATAAAACAACAAAGAATGCCGCAACTGCTGCTACAACCGCACCGAATAAGTTCGACGGGGAAATAATCTGCTCAACCGTACCTGCGCTTGGGTTGACTTGAGAAATAAAATGCGCAAACCCAGCAGCGGATACCACGAGAGACACCGTATGCCACCAGGTTACTAAACCAGCGCGTTTCATTTTCAGCTGAAGATTGATTTTAGTCAGTTTGTCCAATTTAGGCTCCAGAGCTCAATATTAGATAGAATGCTGTCAGTAATACGACCACGTAGACCGTAGTGGCTAATATGAGCGTAGTTAGTCCAGAAGATTTCATTGGTTTTCCTTCTTTTTTCGTTTTTCTCTCTGTGCGGGAGAAATCTGCGGCGGTGGTGGGGTTGGCATGAAGTCCTCAGCCGTTAGGAGGATCCCCTCCAACCTGGCTGCGCCGACCACTATATGTACCGTGCAAATTGGTATCAGGCCGTCTGTACCCCCGAGACTCTTTGGCATACGCCACTTGTAGAGGCTGGAGGGACACGTGGCCGGGCAGTCAGGGTCTTTGGTGCGCCGGAGCCTCGTCATCGCGTCTGCGAGCTTCCTCGTGCCGCCAAACTTGGTCATAATGCGGGCGGCTTGGCAGTCAAAATCCATATATAGCTTCTTAGGCATTTGACCCTCCATCTTCCATGGACAAGGCGGCATTGACGTGGGTCTTATAATGCGCCAACGCCTGGTAAGCCTCGTCGCTATCCGAATCTAATTTGGCCCACTCCACATAACTAGCGGCGACAACCCCCAGTTTGTTCTCTAAGCCAAGGGACAAGGTGTTTCTTAGGTATTCCGAAAAAATAACGTCCGCAGTAGTAACTCTTGCCATTAGTAAATTCCTTCCCAGGGGTCTTGCAGCCATTCAGAATTAGGGGCATCTCGGTAAGACGTGTCCCTAAGTTCAGATTCCCGGACACCATCTTCATCGTCAAAGGGTTCGTCGTCTAAGACAAAGTCGTCGTCTAAAAGTTCGAATTCGTCCATTATTCAACTCCTATGATGTTGTACTTGTCCTTTAAAGCAGCCTGGTACTTTTGGCGTAGGGCGCGCGCTTCCTCCTCGACACTGGCGAGAAGCACGATGTCGTCTTCCAAGACGGCAATTTTGATGGTGCTTGGCGGGTAGTCCCGGCCTGCTATTGTGGCCATTTGAGCGAGTTGATCATTTAATGTCATTGCAATGCTCCTGAACTAATTGGGGGGTCGGGTAAAACTGCCCAATGGGTTGGCTCAAAGTGCAACAGGAAGAATCCGTCCATTGCAATTGTCGCCCACTCATTTTCTTCTACGTCCCAGAATCCTACCTGGCAGAACAGTATTCCCGGGTACTCAAACTCATTATGCCAATCGACTGTGAAGCCTTCTAAATCAGTTCCTTGGCACAACAAGAGCGAGCTTCCGTCTCTGGGGGCGCTGTCTATTGGTAACCAGTTCATTAGTCTTTTAGCACCAGATAATCGTGGCCTGCCGGGGCAAGGCGTCTTCGATGATAAACCCGTCTTCTTCGTTTCCGTAGACAAGGCACTCTATGACAGCGGCGCAGTAGTAAGTGTTCATGGTTAGCACCAAACTAGATTACGAGAGGTAACGATCACTTCCTGGATTTCATCAAAGCCTACATGTAGGGCCAGGAATTCCCATTCAACTGAGGTGCTCACTTTGTTTCTCCTAGGGCAGGGGGATTGCCCTACGACCAAAGTATAGCGAAAATCGCAATTGTGTCAAGGAGAAGGTACAAAGAAAAAACCAGCCGAAGCTGGTTATGTGTGGCGTCTGGGGTCTCTTATCAAGCGGGCCCTATGTTCTCCCCCTGCCGCTTATTCCTTTAAAGCCCTCTGAAACTCGCCGAGTGCTTTTTCCAGTACCAGCAGGTTGGCCTGTATGGAGGCTGCCTTCCCCGCATGGTAGTCAAACTCACGCTTCTCCCTGCGAATCGTTTCTGCCAGATTCCGAACCTGCCTTTGTAAAGCCGCTCTTTCTTTGGCGTCCACAACAATACCTGTCAAATTGGGCGTAAATGGGCGTAAAATTGGTCCCCGTCTTTCCGGGGTGTCAAGCCTTATAGACCCATGGCTCCTTGGGTCAACCACCAAAATACCCAACAAAGTGTGCTTCAACGAGAGGCATGCTGGGTCAAAAACTTGTCTCTGGTTACATACTTTACCGCGAACAGCGGGAGCAGAGGCAATCCAGAGACATACAAGTGCGTTTTGCTTGGTCCCCGTCTTTCCGGGGCGTCAGCCTGGATACTTCGCTTCCAACGCCTGTACCAGCAATTCGCATTATACCAAAACTAAAGTAAAAGCGCAACTACATGTTAACGAATTAACCCTAGGCTAATCTTGACTTGTTGCGAAGAGCGCAATATCTTGCTTCCTTCTCAGCGAAGGGGAAAGGCCGTGAGTGCAGAGCTAGCAAGGGTTTTCGACACCCGTTGGTTCAAAACTGTCATCGCTGACAAGAACCTGCGGCAGAAAGATATCGCCAAGCAACTTCAACTCGATGCGAGTGCGGTGAGTCTGATGTTAAGAGGCAAACGAGATATAAAGCTTGAAGAAGCGGGTGAGCTCGCGAGAATCCTGGGTGTGAGTGTACAGGAGATTCTAGACCATGCAGGCGTTGATCTTCCTCCTGATTACGTTGGTGTTGAGTCTGTACCCGTCATAGGCTGGATAGACGACGCAGGCTGCTTGCACGAGGGTAAAGGGCTGCTGGGGCCCAAGAGAGCTGTGGCGCCTCCTCAGTGCGTCCAGGGTACGGTAGCTGCTAGATTCCAGCTCTCTGGGGCTGTAGGCGGCTTCTCTATGCGGGATGGCTGGCTGATATACTGGTTGCCAGTTGAATACGTACAGCCAGAGGCTATAGGGCGTAAGGCCGTGGTGACAACCCGGAGAGACCAGACACAGAGGGTGCGGCTAATCAAACCGGGCTTCGACCAAGGGCAGTACCGGCTATTGCGGCCGGGGGATGGGCAGGCTGAGAGCGGGAAGCTGCTAACCGCCTCAGTTATCACTTGGATGAAGCAGTAGGCGGATCTCATCTTGCAAAAGCCGTCTCTCTTCCTCTTCGTCTAGTTGCTGAAGTCTCTGGATGGCAGCTAGGGTCGCCGGGTCTTCCTGGGGCTTCCGTTTAGCCTGGGGTTTTAGATGCTCAGTTACTGTTTGTCTCGGGTCCATATCATTTCCTCTAAGCGCAATTTAATCAATGCTTCTCGGTATAATTTATCAATGAGTTCTTTGTGCTCTGCGATGACTTTATCACTTACATAGCTACTTTTTCCCTGGTTTATCCAAGCGTCAAATTGACTTAATAGGTGCTCGGTTACTGTTTGTCTCGGGTCCATATCATCTCCTCAGCTTCTTTGACCATCCATTCAGGGAATCGTTCTGGGTGGAATGCAATGGCGTGGGCATGCCCTAACTGGTAACTGACGTCTTCGTTACCGGGCTCCAGTATGTTGTCCAGTGCGTCTTCATAGCCTTGTTTGAATGCTTTGTTAACCATTTTTGTCTCTCTCGGCTATAGACTTGTAGGCTTGGTCCGAGGACTCAATACCGTACAAATCCGGATGGAAGGCAAAAGCGTGCCACATACCTAAAGCATAGCTTTCCGTGTAGTCACAGTGGTATCTAACTCTGCCGTAAAGCACGTCGATATACCCTTGTTTGAATGCTTTGTTAACCATGCGTCACTCCCAGGTGATGTAAAAGTCACGGGCTAATATCTCTACGTCGCCCTTGGCATAGGCGCTTGCTAGCTCGCCCACAGCCATCTTCTTGGCTAGTTCCTTCTCTATGTACCAGTGATACTCGAAACGGAACAGATAGGTCCTGTTGGTCTTCTTGTTCCTTATTTCTCCCTTGAAGACATGTGGCTGCCCGCTTTTCACTTTGTGTTCGTCGCTCTCCCACCAGGTCATTTGTCTTCCTCGGTTATGGCCTCTAGCAGTATCTCATCTTGAAGAGAGACTAACTTGTCGTAAGTTTCCACGTAGCTATCGTATAGACCGCGAGGTACTAAAACCTTCTCATTAAAGAAAGATACACTATCTCCAGTTTCTATCGGTTCTACCATCGGCTGAGGTACACAGGCGTCATAATCCAGCTCACACAAAACAAAGTCTTCATTCATACCTACTCTCCTAAAAAATCAGCGCGCAGCCCAATTGTATTTCGAGCATAGCCTCTGTTTTTCGGGGTGCTCCCCGTAAAGCGTAAACATGGCTATCTTCATGCACGCATTTAATCTGAATACCAGCTTCTACGTGTCTTGCGATGAATCTTGTGCCAGCTGGTGCTAGGTGTTGGTAATAGCCTAACGCGAATTTACGCTTGCCTGGGATCAGAAACCCGTCGCCAAGCTTGAGCTTATGAAACGGGTACTTGCGGGGTCTGCCTCTTTTTGCCATGTTTATTCGTCCTTCAAAATAAGGTTATTGCGTAATGCCAGGTCGAAAAGGTCAGGGAAAACTAAGGGTGAATTGTCCTGGTCGGCTGCGGGTTCTTCCGGCAGTCTATCGGTGTGCTGTTCGTCCACGGCTATTCCTATTAATAGTGCAACAGTATACAGGTTAGTAAACACCAAAAAAGTAGCAAGAATAGTTTAATGTGTAGGTAATTATTCGAATATGGGGTTGGGCTTATAGCTCCCTGGGCCAAGCTTCACGATAGACCCCTCTTTCTCCAGGGCGCGCAGAGCGGCTAAGACTGAGTATTTGTTTGTAGGTCGTAAATCGTAGCTGTAATTGTGCAAGCGCACTATTTCGGCAGGGGAACAGAAGCCCTTGCACACTGCATTGAAGACATACAATCTGATCCATCCACGTTTGTTCCGCATGTTTTCTCCTAGGTGCATTAATACGTGCTGAGGTGCATTAAGTACAACGGCATTATGCCATAATACACCTCGTTTTGTCTAATACACCTGTCTGCCACGATGCCCATGTAATAAAAACGCGTCTGTGCTGGGACACCTGGGACAGCTAGATCCTTATAGGACGTGGGTTGTCCCAATGGTACCGTGTCCCTATGAGCTTTTTAATTTAGCATATGAAAGTAAGTAGGTGTATTAATTTAGGTGTATTAATACTCAATGCACCTCTCTATCTTCTCACATATAAAAAATAAGAAAATCATAGGGACAATAGGGACAGTAAGCTGTAAGCCTTGCTGGATAAGGATCTTGCTGTCCCTATGAGAATATTAAACATAGGGACAGCATAGGGACATTCAATAACGACGGGGCTTTGGCATTGGGCCAGGGCTATTTTTGCCTCATTGGAGTGATCAGAATTTTAAACATTAGATTGTTGGGCGGTGTTTCTGTTTGCCGCCTATTGCAACTATTCGTCATGTTTGATAGAATCGTGCGTATGAAAGATCATTCCGAACGCTTTGAACGCATTTTTGATCACATCTTCGAGGGCACAAGCCTCGTGGATGCGCTTGCTTTGGAGGGTATGTCCGCCAAGCTATTCTACAAAGGCGTTAACAGTACCCCCGAACTCGCTCGATCTTACGCGCAAGCGGAACAGTTTCGAGCTGAAATGTACGCCAAAGAGATTGTGGAGATCGCTGACACTGAAGAAGACGCAGCAAAGGCGCGCAATCGCATCCAGGCCAGGCAATGGCTGGCTAGCAAGGTGCTGCCTAAGAAGTATGGCGACAACCTGAACATCAACGTTGAACAGAAGATAGATCTCATTGGCGCACTTGAGGAAGCTAAGCGCCGCGCCGCACTGGCGATGCAACCTATGTGCAACCTGGAGAATGTGGTAGACGCTGAGATCCTTACGGATACTGGGCTTCTGACGCATGAGACACCAGATTCCGTATCTGTTGCTGTTGATTCAGCCCAGGAAATCGAAGCCGGCAAGGGGGGCACCGGGGGTGGGGGGGCCTAGATCCCTGGCCGACCATCGTTTTCAGGGGTACCTTAGCAGACACTGATTTTTATTTTTCATTTTAAAATATTTATTTGCGGACTTAGCAATATGCGCAATCGGGCCGAAAGAAGACATCATCAGGAACGTGTAAAAGAAAAGCGGCGCAAGCAGCTGGAGCAGTCGTATTCCGGGTCCTACTTGCTTGACGACCCACGAGCTAACGGCAGATTCGCTGCTACTCCCAAACCCTGCAGTAAGCACTGCTGCGGTAATCCTAGAAGGCACTATCACGAAGAGACCTTCCAGGAGCAACGAGACAAACAGGATTTGGACTAATGCCCCAGCCAAAGCAAATTTATGACGCCGGCCAAGAGCAAGAGCTTATGGCGACTATATGGGATCCACGGTTAGCGAACGACCCATACGCCTTTGTTATGTTCATATTCCCTTGGGGCAAGCCAGGAACGCCCTTAGAACACCAGCGAGGCCCTAGAGCCTGGCAGACTCACTGGCTGAAGCGGATCGCCAAGCACATCGCTGATGGCAATAACAGCCTCGTACAGAAGCAAGTGGCCGGCATGCTGCGGGTTGCCATAGCTTCCGGTCGCGGCATCGGCAAGTCCGCCCTAGTCGCCTGGCTGACCTACTGGATGATGAGCACACGGATCGGCACTACGACTATCGTAACTGCCAACAACGAGCAACAGCTGAAGTCCCGGACCTGGGCGGAGTTGGGCCGCTGGCACACCATGGCTCTTAATTCTCACTGGTTTGAGAAGCAGGCGATGTCATTGAAGCCCGCCCCGTGGTTTGAAGAGCTCGTAAAGAACCAGCTCAAGGTAGACACCGGGTACTACTATGCTCAAGCCCAATTGTGGTCTGAAGAAACCCCCGATGCATTTGCGGGTATCCACAATCACAAAGGCGTTCTCCTGATATTTGATGAGGCGTCGGGTATCCCCCCAGCAATCTGGAAAGTGTCCGAGGGGTTCTTTACTGAGAAAACCGTTGACAGGTACTGGGTCTGCATGTCCAACCCCCGGCGGAACACCGGTACATTCTTTGAGTGTTTCCACAAAAACAGGGATGTCTGGGAAACAGAGAACATTGACGCTCGGTCTGTCGAGGAAAACGACCAAGCCGTTTACGCAAGCATAATATCCCAATATGGGGAAGACAGCGACGAGGCTCGAGTGGAAGTCTACGGGCAATTCCCCCGCCAGGGAGACAAGCAGTTCATATCCCGCACATTGATTGATCTAGCATCTACCCGAGAGCTTTTCCACGATAGCGCCGCCCCCCTGATTATGGGTTGCGACATTGCTCGCCATGGGGATGATTCCAGCTCCGTGGTGTTCCGTCAAGGGCGGGACGCTCGCAGCATCCCCCCGGTCAGGTGGAAAGACATGGACCTGGTATATAGCGCCAACAGGATCGCGGAGCTCATAGAGAAGTACAATCCAGATGCGGTCTGTATAGACAGCGGCATGGGTGGTGGGGTTGTCGACATCCTCAAGGACCGGGGATTCAAAGTACATGAAATTGAATTCGGCTCCAAAGCCACGGAGGATGACCGCTGGTTCAATAAACGCACGGAAATCTGGAACCGGATGAAAGAGTGGCTCGGCGAAGGATGCATCCTCCCGGACCAACAGCTGCTGGATGATCTAGCTGGACCGGAATACGACTTCCCGCAAGGAAGCGACAAAATGAACTTAGAGAGCAAAGTGCAGATGAAGAAGCGCGGGCTCCATAGCCCGGATGACGGGGATGCCCTGGCGTTAACCTTTGCGGTGAAAGTAGCCCGAAAAGACCTGCGTACCTCCAGACACAAAGGCAGGGCGTTCGTTGTGCCGGGTGTTGATTATGATCTTTTTCGGTAGTATAATGCGAAAACAACAATTAGTTGCATTGCTGCAAATTATTTCAGGGGAATCATATGGGCGGAGTAGTTAAAGCAATTGGCGGTATATTTGGGGTTAAAGCACCTAGCGCGCCGGCCATGCCCCCTCCGCCCCCACCCGCACCAAAGGTAGATGACGCGGCGGTTCAAGCAGCCGCAGACGAAGAAGCACGCTTGCGGGCAGGGAAAGGCCGTGCCAGTACGATATTGACGGCGCTTGCTAACGAAGAAGACGAACAAAATCAAAACAAGAAGCGCACTCTCTTAGGACAATAAATGCTCAGCCAAGACGAAATCGCCGAGAGCGTCATTAAGCGCCAGGCTAGGGCGGAAGGCGACCGAGGCACATGGGAGTCGCATTGGGAAGAGATAGCGAAAAGGGTTCTTCCGAACTACGCCAACACCTTCCAGAGTCGAGGGATAATAAATCCAGGCGAAAAGAAAACCGACGAGATGGTAGACGCCAGTGCGGCTATGGGTCTCACGCGCTTTGCCGCTGCAATGGAATCCATGCTAACCCCTCGGAATTCAATGTGGCACCACCTTGTGCCGTCGTACAAGCCGCTAATGAAGTCCCGGAGAGTACGATTGTGGTTCGACAGTCTCAACGAGGCGCTATTCAAATACAGGTATTCCCCGAGAGCTAATTACGCTAGCCAACAACATGAGATATACATGTCGCTCGGCGCGTTTGGCACGGGCTGCATGTACATAGACCAGTTGTCGGAACGTCAAGGCCGCGGCTTAAGGTATTCCGCTGTGCACCTAGGCCAAGTCTATTTTTTAGAAAATTTCCAGGGGGCTATCGACACGGCATTGCGCAAGTTCGAGTTAACGGCTCGGCAAGCTTTGCAGCAGTTTAGTTCGGAGAATCTCCCGGAAGACATAGTCAAGGCCGCCAAAGACGACAAAAAGCAAGACACGAAGTTCTGCTTCATCCATTGCGTAAAGCCAAGGGAAGAAGAAGAAGGGTATGACGCTAGCCGCAAAGATGTTAGGGGCATGCCGTATGCGTCGTACTATGTATCCGTTACCGGAAAGAAAGTTGTTAAGGATGGTGGGTTCCACACATTTCCATATGCCATCTCGCGATACGTTCTAGCACCCGGGGAATTGTACGGCCGCAGCCCAGCTATGCTGGCGCTTCCGTCCATCAAGGTCTTAAACGAACAGAAGAAAACAATATTGAAGCAGGCGCATCGTACAGTGGATCCAGTGTTGCTTGTAGCAGACGACGGGGTCCTAGATACGTTAAGCCTCACTCCGGGGTCCGCTACGGTGGGCGGTGTTACGGCTGACGGTAGGCCGCTAGTGCACACCCTGCCCGTGGGTAATCTGTCCATTGCACAAGAGATGATGGACGCTGAACGCGCAGTTATCAATGACGCCTTCCTAGTAACTTTATTTCAGATATTGGTCGACACTCCGCAAATGACGGCCACAGAAGTCCTGGAGCGGTCTCGTGAGAAAGGGGCCCTCCTGTCGCCTACAATGGGCCGCCAGCAGTCTGAGGCTTTGGGCCCTATGATAGAGCGCGAGATAGATCTGATGATGATGCAGGGCCTTGTTGAGCCCATGCCGCCCGAGCTACAGGAAGCTAAAGGCGAGTTCGACATTGAGTATGATAGTCCCTTATCCCGAGCCCAAAAAGCCGAAGGCGCGGCGGGAACAATGCGTACTATCCAGTGGGCTTCCGAGATTCTTGGCGTTACTCAGGATCCCAGCATCTTGGATCCGTTTAATTGGGACGTCATCATTCCAGAGCTAGCTGAAGTCAATGCTATGCCGGTTAGGTACTTGGCGTCTGAAGAAGAAATCGCTGCTAAGCGTCAAGCCAGGTCTGAATCGCAGCAATCACAGCAGATGATCGACGCGGCACCCGCGGTAGCCAGTGTTGTCAAATCCATAGCGCCTAGCGGTGGGAAACAATGATCAAAGACTACGTGGCTCACGCTGTAGAATTTTTACGACAAAGATCCCTGTCATATCGCCGAGTGTTCGATAAGGACAGCCAAGATGCACAGAGAGTTTTAGCAGATCTCGCAAAGTTCTGCAGGGCGCATGAGTCTACATTCCACGCCGATCCCCGTCTCCATGCAGTTATGGAGGGGCGGAGGGAAGTGTGGCTACGAATATCCCAGCATTTAAACTTATCGACGGAAGAGCTATATGCTCTATACGGCGAGAGAACCAAGCGTTAACCTTAAACTTAAAGGAACTTTGAGATGAACGATGTAGCCACCACCGAGACAACTGCAGTAGCAGCCCCGGAAGCTACCGCCGCACAAGCGGCCCCAGCTCCAGCGTCAGGCTTTGATTGGGCGCAACACGTTAATGACCCAGAGACTTTAGGGTATGTGCAAAACAAAGGCTGGAAGGGGCCCGGTGACGTTCTAGGTTCATACCGTAACCTAGAGAAACTTACCGGCGTACCAGCGGACAAAATAGTTAAGTTGCCAACGGACGATAATGCCGAGGCCTGGAATGAGGTGTATACAAAACTAGGCCGTCCAGAGTCTGCGGATAAATACACGCTTCCTTTGCCGCAAGGCGACGACGGAGCCTTTGCTAAAGAAGCGGCAGCTTGGTTCCATGAAGCCGGTCTTTCTAACAGCCAGGCCGCCAAGGTTGCAGAGAAATGGAATGAGCACATGACCAAGATGCTTAGCTCAGAAGCCGAAGTTTCTGGGCAAAAGCATCAGGCAGAAATTAATTCTCTTAAAGCCGAATGGGGATCTAACTACGAGGCAAACGCGACTCTGGTTGACCGCGCGGCGTCAACGTTCGGCTTAAATGAGCAGCAGCTTGGAGCTCTTAAGTCGGCCCTTGGTCCAGCTGGCGCCATGAAGATGCTCCACAGCATTGGGTCAAAGATAGCCGTGGAAGATAATGGACTTATCGGACACAACCAAGGAAGCGCTTTCGGAGCGGTTACACCCGAACAAGCCATGGCTAAGATAGCTGCGAATCGTTCGGACCGAACCTTCATCGAAAGATTTACGAGTTCTGATCCTAAGATGCGTGGAGAAGCTCGGGCAGAAATGGACAGATTGCACCGAATCGCTTATCCAGGTGCTTGACAAACTCTAAACACAATGAGAAAATCGCAATGGAACTGGTGAATATACGCCTTGAATGTTTGAAGCTTGCGCACCGTGCAGACAGAACAGCGAGCGACATCATAGAGATGGCAGAAGCTTTTGAGGCGTATGTCACCAGAGAAGTCTCGGTCCCGGCGGAAACGCCGGTTGCCCCGAGCAAGAAAAAGTCGGGAACATCTTTCAAGTTCAAGGAAGATGCCGACGGACAGCGTGAAAGAACGCAGCCGTAACGCCAGGCTTTAAAGGCGCAGAATGGCCCCACAATTGATGGGCAAGCCTTTCGGAAACCGTTGGTACTATTAACGCTTTTTGTGAGGGCTATCATGTCCATTAATCTACCTACCCATTACGTACAGCAGTTCAGCACCAATGTGCAGCTGCTCTTGCAAACCCCAGGCGGCAAATTCGCCATGGCGGTAATGAACGGAAACCACGTTGGTAAACAAGCGAGCCCTGTTGATCAGTTCGGCTCCGTTGAAATGACTGACGTAACCGGCCGCTTCAATCCGATGGGCCGCACGGATGTAACTACTGATCGCCGTTGGGTTTTCCCTACGGACTCCGATTTGCCGCAGATGATCGATGAATTTGACAAACTGCGCTTGATCACCGATCCGGAGAGCATCTATGTGCGCAACGCAGTCAACGCAGCTCGTCGTAAACAAGACCGCCACATCCTCAATGCCTTCTTCGGAACCGCTAAGACGGGCGAGGCGGGTTCTACTTCTACCAGTTTTACGGCAGCAAACGAAGTTGACGTTGCTACTGGCGGCTCTAATTCGAAGTTGAACGTTGCCAAGATCAAAGCTGTGAAAGAGTTGATGGAAGCCAATGATGTTGATTTTGAAGTCGAAGAAGCCTTCATTGGCATCACGGCTGCTGATCACGCATCATTGCTGAACGAGATCCAAATCATCTCTAAAGACTTTGCCAGCGAAGCTGTTCTGGAAAAAGGACAAGTCAAGAAATTCTTGGGCTTCACCTTGATTCAGTCTCAGTTAGTAGAAACCGTATTGGCGGGCACTAACGAAGTTACACTGCCTGTTTGGGTTAAATCCGGCATGTATCTGGGTACCTGGAGCGATATCAAGAACTCCGTATCTCAGCGGCACGATCTGCAAGGCGAACCGTGGCAGCTGTATACCACTATGACCGCAGGTGCTACTCGTCTTGAAGAGAACAAGGTCTACGCAATCGAATCCTATCGCGCGTAAACCAAAGGAGATAAGATATGTCAGTTGTTAATAGAGACTCTACCGCTATTGCGGACATGGTGGCTACGCCCCGCGTAGCAGTCAATCCCGCTAAAGGTGCCCCCGGTTTGTTGCGTGAAACAGCCGGCTATGTGGCAAACGCTGCAGACGATAGTGCTAACAGCATCCATCGTTTCTGCCGCGTTCCCTCGAATGCTCGTATCTCTCAGGTTCTTTTGAGCACCGGTGATGCGACCACGGCGGGGGCCGTCGATATCGGCATCTACCAAATCTCGTCCAATGGCGGAGCAGTAGTTGACGCGGATTTATTCGCTTCGGCACTTGCGCTGACCGGCGGACCTTTCCAGAACACCGATGTTACCTATGAATCCGGGGAATACACGGAAGCAGAGAGCGCTAAGGCTTTATGGGAAGTACTCGGTTTGTCGGCCGATCCTAAGCGGGAGTACGATGTTGCTGCGACAATCACCACCACCTTCAACGGTGCGGCGGTTGGCCAGATCCTCAAAGTCCGCTTTGTAGTCTAAGGAGTAAGATATGGCAGCTCGATACATAGCGGTTTCTACGGCTGGTACAGCCTCGGAGTCAGCTAACAGTCAGTCAACGTTGGCAACCGCAGTATCGACTGCCATTACTGCAGCCG